TTTCCGTCCACTCCTACGAGGGCGGGGGCGGCAACACCTACAATCTCAGTCATCGTCTTGCTCCAGTTGCTGAGCGGTTTCGATAATAAAATCTTTCGCGGTCAACAGGCCACGATAACGGCCACAAGCGAACTTATAGTCGCCAAGATCGTTAACTTTGCCCATCGCAAGGTCACGTTCGATGTCCTTGCACGCCTCGTCGATTTTCTGAGCTAGATGTAAGAGTACTGTGCTCATTCATTCTCCTTAGGTTGCTGTGGGGAAACAGGGGGTTTTTCTTGCACCCGCATAGCATCACGGGCGATTTCGACGCCGAGCCGTAGCCCAGCCTCTTCTTGCTTGGCGTCCAAGTTGTTCTTGTCCGTTGCAATCTTGGCCCCAACTTGGAGACCAGCGATTTCTTTTTGTGCAGCGATGCGCTGCTCTTCGAGCTCGATGCGATCCTGCTTTTCTGCCGCATCCATGATGAGTTTCTGCTTTTTGAGGTCCAACTCACCTTGCTTAATCTGCAACTCCTGCATCTGCATCTGGACGATGGGGTCCTGCATCATCTGCTGGTTTTGCGCCATTTGAGCTTCAGCTTGGTCTTTCTTGAGTAGCTGCTGCCCAGCGGCTGCGGCCAAGCGGGAAATCTGGATTTCCACGTCTTCCGACATATCCGAGTTGGGCGGAGGCAGCGGCACACCGGCCTGCTGCTCAATCTGGCGACGATATTCGAACGCCAAGTGCTCTTGGATGTGAGCCGCCATAGCTGCCGCCATCTGCTGCGCCATCGGGTTCTGGCCGATTACCTGCTGAATTTTGGGGTCACCCATAAACGCCATGTGGGCAGCCATATGGGCTTCGTGATCCTGATAAATGAACGCCTTCACGGGTTTGTTGTTAATGACGTCCATATTCTCGCTAATGGGATCACGCGGCTTGCGGTCATCGTCATTCACAAGTGGGACGAGCTTCTGAGCGTTCTTGATACCCAAGACTTCAAGCATCTGCCGGTGCAGATACGGCATGTCGTAAATCTGTGGGGCCGACTGAGCAAGCTGGATAACTGCCTGATACTGCACAATTTTCTGTGCCATCGTAGCAGCGTTGGGGTCCGAAACCGGCAACACATCGACGTTATCGTAGTCCGACTTCTTAGCCTTGCGGCTGCCTTCTTCCGGCTCGTAGCTGTACGCCTCTGGCGTATAATCAGCGATAATGGTCTTCAGGAGCTTAAACTCCTGCTTCATCGCGTAGTGGATGCGCGCTTGCACAGCCGACATCGACTTGAGGCTACGCTCCAGAATAGCCAGCGTGGTGCCCACAGGGGCGTTTGCAGACATATCCGAGACTTGGAGGTCAGCCATACCCGCCATGCGGCGGCCTTCCTCTACGATGGTCCCCAAGAGGCTATAGAGGACCTGTGACGGCTCCTTATAGGGCAACGGCATGATATTATCACGCATTGTGCCCGAGGCTACGTCTACATCGCGCCATTCAGCCGGGCTAATCGGCGTATCGTCGCCCTTAACCCTCAGGCCCTTAGTTTTGAAGCCACCCGGGAGGTTAGAAAGAGTACCAGCATCGACAAGCTGACGAATAAGGCTGGTGCCAGACTTAGCAAAAGCACCGATAAGGTGAATAAGGCCAAAAGCGTAGAAGCCAAAGCCCGGAACATACGAATAATGTACGAAGTGATTGCGCTTCTGCTTGAGTTCGTCATCGGGGTTCCAGTTGCGGCGGATTGCAAGGATTTCTTGACTGTTCTTCTCGATGGTCACGATGTACGGCAGCGCGATGCCGTCGTCATCCTTGTCGCGGAACTTGTCATCCTCGATGATGAGGTCAACCTGCATCTCCAAGAGCTTGTACCGGTCGTCGGTTGTAGCCCGGAAACCCAGCTTTTCTGCGATTTTTTGCTCTACATCGTCAAGCGTGCCATCAGGCTCGGGCAAGTCGATGTCACGGTAGAAGCCATCCCGCTGGAGTTTCTTAAGCTCGTTCGGGGTTTTGCGCATGACGTGCGTAACACGCTCAGCAGTCTCGATGTTGCTTGCACCATAGGGCACCACAACGTCATCGGCAGGGGCGTACATCGCAACTTGGCGACCGAGTGATGGATCGTAGTACACCTTCTTGAACGCATTACCTGCAAGGCCCAACCCCCACAGCATACGCTCGTGTTCCGGACGATACTCGATCATCACGTCGGTCAACTGGTAGTTCATATCCTCCTGCACGCGGGCAGCGGCGTCGCGCTTCTGCGGCGTTTCCTTACCAATAATCTGCGTCCGCACAGGCCCTTGGGCCGGGAACGTCTCCATCATGGTTTCGGCTTGGAATTTGACGATGGCTTCAGTCAACAGCGGGTGATAAACGCCGCAAGCGCCCGGCCAAGGCTCAGTGCGGTCTTCAACCTTCATGCCGAGAAGCTCAAGGCCGTCTACGTAGGTCTGTATCCAGTCACGACGCGACGCAATGTCGTCGTCAAAGTCACCGATGAGGTCGCCAGCAATCTCAGCCAACTGGCCGTCGTCAAGGCTTTCCGCGAGATTCTCGTTAAACTCAGCTTCTTCCTCGTCTTCACCGGGCTCAAGCTCAATCTCAAGGCCGTCCATGCGAAGAGTGACCTCTTCAGGGTCCACAACCTCGATCTCGAGGTCTGGCTCTACGTTAATACCCGGAACCGCACCCGCTTCTAGGGTGGCATCAAGGCCGAGCGGCGCTTGATTGATAGCTTTATCTACGGCCATTAATAATACCCCTGTTGCTTACGGCTCTTAAAGTATACGATATCATCGGGTTCGTCGAGATTTGTTGTAATATACCCACCTCGACGGAATCTGTGCATCGCCATAGAGACGGTATCGACATAGTCATCATGAGAACCAGCAGGAAATTCCGCCACTTCGTCGATCACTTCCTCCGCCCAACGCGCAGCAGGGGCCCAGACCCGACCGGACGCGAAAATGTCAGCTACACCGTTCAACCTGCTGATCTTATCGTTACCCCTTGTGGGGGTGAACTCCTGTACCGGGATACCCATGGAGCGGAGCTCGTAGATCAGTGGCGCACCTGACGCCTTCTTTTCGATGATTATCGAGTCCGGGTCCCACTCCTTATAGTCCTCAAGTACCCACTGCTTAAGCTGCGGGAACTCAACACGGTCCCGATAGGCGTTCAGAAGGATAATATTGGGTTGTGGGATGCCCGTATCGTCGTCGCGGTAGAAAACACCCCATGTCGTGCACGCCGAATAGTCAGCACGGCTGGTCTTCTCGAAGGCCGTATCCCATGCTTGAAGGATGAAATCGCACGACGGAGGCACGTCGTTGGGCCACTCCTGCCACCACTCGCGTTTCACGATGGCCGCAGACTCCGAAATTGGGTTCTGCTGGTACTGCGCCATCCATTTTGAGTTAGGGACGTCGCGTTTTACCTTCTCAAGCTCTTCTAACTGCCAAAACTCAGGCCAAAGTGGCTTCTCTGAGGGCAAAATGGCTGGAAATTCGATGACTTCCCACTCACCAAGGCTATCGTTGGCCGCTGCGTCCTTGAGAATCTGCCCTGTGAGGTCGCGTTTCGACCACCGCGTCATCACGATGACGATGGAACCACCCGGCTGGAGACGCTGACGCGGTCCAGAGGTGTACCATTCGTAGGTTTTGTCGTAGATATCGGGGTTAACTTCAGCGAGAGCAGCCTCCTGCTCCGAGTGCGGGTCGTCGATGATGAGCACGTCAGCGCCCTTACCGGTCACCGCACCACCGATACCAATAGCGAAGTAGTCGCCACCCTTGGAGGTATTCCATCGTCCTGCTGCTTTCGAGTCTGACGCGAGGCTCAGGTCTGGGAAAATCTTATGGTAGACCTCGGTATCGACCAAGTTACGCACTTTACGCCCGAAACCAACGGCTAACTCGGCTGTGTGGGAACACTGGATGATTTTCTTATGCGGGAACTTCCCGAGGAACCATGCAGGCAAAAGGTATGACGCAAATTCGCTCTTCGTATGTCGCGGAGG